CAGCGCCCACGCCACGGCCCGGCCTGGCCACATGGGCATCAGGCCAGCGCACCCAATCAGCAGTTCCCCATCGAACGCCGAGAACGACTCGCACTGCGCTTCGAGCATGTGCGCGCTTTCTGGCCGGGCGATTTCAGCGCTCATGTGGAGCTGTGCACCCTGCAAGCGGCCCTGCAACAGTTGCAGATGCGCAGCCTTGAATCGAACGACTCTCATGCGGTCACCATCTTGGGCATGAAGGCCACCAGCGTGGCGGCCACGGGTTGATCCACCTCGAAGCCGACATAGGCATCCTTGTCATAGCCCTGCGGCCATGTCACGGTTTTGTCGCCAGTGAACAGGGGCGCAGGCTGGCCCATGGGTGCGCTGCCGGGGCGCAGCAGAAGTGAATCCATCTGCCTGCCGGGCAACAGCGGGCCATAGCGCCCGCCGCCTGTGTTCAAAAGCCGGATGGTCATTTCATGGATGCGCTTGGTCTTGCCCTGCGCTACGCCATCGCTGCCGCCCGCCTCCAGCCGCATGGAGCGATACCGCGCCGGGCATGGCAAGCCCACCTGCACCACGCTGGCGGCACGCTGCAAAGTAATGTCGCCACCAGACACCACCACATCAGGGTGTGGCGCACCGTCTGAAAGCACGCTGACAGTGCAGCCCTCCAGATGATCCAGCCCGCTGATGGTTTGCGTGGGTGCGCCCCGGTAGGTCAGGCCGGAATCCACATAGAACTGATCGGCCTGGGCGTCACCAATGCGCCAAGGGCGCTCCAGATACTCCACATAGCGGCGCACCTGGCCACCAATCGTGCGGCGCACCACCGCCCACAACTCGCTGCGGTCGCCCTCAGCAGCTGGAATGGTGGCGATGGATTCGACCAACCCATCCCCGCCAATGGCATGCGGGTGCCAGCCGCGCACGTTCTGTTCGTTGTTCCAGGTGAAGCCCAGCAACTGGCCGTCATTGCGCACGCACCACACCACCTGATCGGGATCGGGGGCGTACACCATCTGAGTGATGCCGCTTTGCGTCACATGATCTGCCAGCACCGTGAGGTCTGCCGACTTGTAGCCGTCGCCGCTGAAATCGTAGAAAGTCTCGCGCGCTTTCAAGCCGCTGCGCTGCACGAACATCACCGAATCGGCGTTCTTCACCGGAGGGATGCCGCGCGAGCCAAACTCGCTCATGAGACGGGATCGGCGATTGTTGGGCCCGATGGGTTCGCCGTTGGTCAGCTCACCGATGGCGAACTCAGCCCCTGCAGTGCCTGCAATCAGGTCTTTGTCAGCGGCCAGCCACTGCAAATCATTGTTCTTGCCGGACACCAGCGTGATGGTGATTCCCATATCGGGCGTCACCTCACCAAACGCCTTGGGCGAGAAGTCGTTGAAGTCACCGGCCACGCTGCCCCACACCTTCTGACGGCGGCCAAACCACAGCCGCTCACGGAAGAACGCCACATCGCTGGGCCAGCCGTTGGCGCCAGACCACTCGCCAAACGCCCAGCGAGTCGTTGCCTTGTCAATGCCCACTACATCAACCGGGAGACGGTCGATAACTTCGGCGCTTGCTTGCGTCGCGCTGATTACCGCAGTGATGCGAACATAGCCGTAGCCTGGGTCACGGTAGGCCCACTGCACAGAGACAGGAATCGCCTCACGCGCAGCCACGCCCTCGGACGCAGGCACCGCAGGTTGAGCCTCCCCTCCGTCAAACTGCGCGCCTTCCGTGTGCACCGGGCGATTCGTCCCGGTTTTCCCCGTATTTAAGGCCTCATACGTTTTGCCGTCAGACCGACGGCGATCTCCTGCAGTAATCGCTTGCCCAACTTCCCACGCCTTGATTGTCCCGACGTCCTTGGATTCCAGCAACATGAGCGCGCCCACATGGCCCGCCACAAAGATGCCGGAAGAGGCTTGCAACGTTACGCTGAACTCCTGAGCCGATGCGTAAACGGTCGTAGCGCTGTCGTTGAGCGTGGCCCACGGCCCGCCCTTCGGCTCGAACAGATCCAGGGCGAAGCTGGTGGCCGTCACGCGGCGCAGCACGCGCACCGGGTGCCCGGAGTGTGCCAAGTAGAGGAAGTCAGCCGACTGCGTGAAGCGCAGGCGCGGCGTGCCGTCGGTGTTGTACAAGTCGGCCAGCGTGTAGGGCGTGACCAGCTCCACCGGCACACCAGGTGAAGATTCCAGCGTGCCGCGCACCTTGGTGACCGAGTCCCAGGTGTAGAAGCGCACATAGAGGTGTCCGAACTCCAACACATACGCCTGGCTGGCGCTGTACTCAAACGGCACCAGCAACACCTTGCTGTAGCCCTTGGTGGAGCCGACATAGCGGAACCCCGCGCGGCGTACATGCGGCCCTTGTGTGGTGGGGATGAAGTTGCGCAACAGGCTGGCGCCGTTGGGGTATTTCTCAAACCCTACGCGCCCGGCCAGCATGGGCGAGAGTTCGCCCGTGTTGAAGTTCTCCAGCATGGGGGAAGCGCGGGCCATGGCTCACACCCCCCAGCTGTATGCGCCGCCGTCAGTGCGGGAGTCCAGCCACGAACCCGCCGGAAATTCCGCCGGGGCCGACTCGATGGCGTCCTGCCGGATGGCTTCATTCAGCGCAAACTTGTACGCCTGCGCTGCGGCGTCGTACTTGCCGCTGGACTGTGTGAGCGCTTCACACGCCTCCATCGCCAGCTTGCAGGCCAGCACCTCCACAAACAAAGGATCGTAGAGCGAGGCATTCTCCACCCGCGCTTGGTAGCGGATGCGCAGCGGTGCCGTCAGGCCTGTGAGGATGTGGCCGCCCTCCACCACCCAAGGGGCCGTGCTACCCATGCCGGCGCGCACATAGATTTCACCCACCTGCACCAGCCCCAGGTAATCGGCTGGCAATGGGTATTGGTAGGCGTAGCCAAACAATGGCGGCTCCACCAGCGCCATCAACTCAGCACGGCGCAGGGCGAACTTCCAGCGGCAGCGGCGCAGCTCAGCATCACGCACATCGTCAAACATGGAATTGAGCACCCGCGCTTGCTCGGTGTCGTCTGACAGCAGCAGGATGCGCTGGGCGCCCAGCTTGGTCAGTGCGCGGTTCGCAATAGAAACCTTGTTGGCCATGGCCGCCCTTGTGTCGTGAAACCAAAAAAGAAGCCGCATGTTTCAGCGGCTTGCTTGTGTCCCTGTGCCGCTAGGCGAATCAGCCTGCGTCTTTGCCACCCTTGCGCTTGGGCGCGGGCTGGGTGGGCTCTGGTGAATCAGCATCGCCAGAAGGCGCCGCCTCGAACCAAGAGCCCGTAGCGCCTTCTGGCACCTCGAACACATCGCCCGGCTCGCGGACGGTGTCGAAGTAGCCTTTTGCTGTGGCAACAACCCGCATGGCTTAGACGGGGCTGATGCCGGACTTAAGGTACTGCTGGGCCTGCACGTCCTTGACCAGATAGGCGCTGGCTGTGCCGCCGCTGGTTGTGCCACCCGCCACGCGGAAAGCCACGCGCAGGTAACGCTTGAGGCCCATGGGCAGCGCGAAGGCCGCCAGGCGGGTGCCGATCTTGCCGTTAGCCACCGTCACAGCGGGGCCAGAGGCCACATCGGTGAACGTGGCGTTGTCGCTGGCATGCTGCAACACCACCTGCACCGAGCCAGTGCCAGCCAGTGCCGTCACCAGTGTGGAATAGACGAACATGGGTTCGCCAATGCCCACATCGGCAGCGGCAACGGTGTCGATAACGTTGGTGCTCACGATGTCGCCAGCGGCAGCGGCAACGCTCTGGCCTTCAGCGAAGGTCTCTTGGGAGTCGATGTACATAGTGTGTGTCCCTTCTTTAAGCAACCACGCGCGCTTCGGTGCGCAGCAGACGGTCCACAGTGCGTACAGGCACGCCCAGGAACTTGAGGGTCCCTTGTGTGAAACCTGGCGTCACCTGGCCATGCTGGGTGATGGCGGGCTCCACCGTCACAGCGCCTTGCGAACGGTCCAGCGCAGCCTTGGCCAAGCCCGAGGTCACGACACGGTGGCCGTAGAACACAGGGCGGCCCTTGCCGATGTTGGGGATGCGCGCCATGGCGTCGATCATCAGCTTGTGAATGTGCGTGGCAGCAGTGATGGCTTGGGTGCCGGTCTGTGCGGCCAAGTCGCTCACGTCGATGTTGGCAATGCGCACCACATAGCGCCAGTCGCGCACCGACAGGCCGCACTTCCACTTCCACACATCAGCGTAGGCGCGGAAGCGTGCGGGAGGGGTTTGCGAGTCGAAGGCATCAATCTCGCCCAGGTCTTGGTGCGACAAGCCAGCCTCGGAGCCCTTGGGATAGATGCCGGTCACGGTGTTTTCACCCCACACCACCAGCCACAGCGAAGTGTTGTCGGAGCCAGTGCCACCGCCGTCGATCACGTTCACCGAGTTAGCAACTGCTGGATTCAGCGTGTTGTAACGTGGGGTGAAGCCGGTGAAGCGCTCAGGCGTCACATCGGTGTCGCCGTAGAACAGCGTGTCCATGAAGTCCTGGGTCATGCCCTCGACATGCGCCTCGGCTTCCGACAGGCGGAATGGGGCGGTGTTGCCATTGAGCATGGCGACGTCTTTGTCGATCTCGCTGCGCGCTTCCAGAATGCCCACCGTGTCGGTGATCTGTGCGCGAGTGCTCTTGCTGGGCTGAACGCCGTTGTACAGCTTGCGCCAGGTGCCAGGAGGCAGGCCGGTGCGAACCGTGGTCTGGTGGCCGGTCGGCAGGTTGCCTTCCTTCCACAGAATGTCATTCAGCGCGTCGTTGTTCTGGCTCAGCAGCTCAATGACAGGGGAAACCGAGCCGTCAGGCCCGATGCTTTTGGCGAAATCAGTCAAAGTGACCGCGCCGGGCTTGGTTGGGAGAGTTGCCATGTAAGAGGCTCCAAGGTTGATAAACAGTCACTTGACTGCGCTGCGCGCAATCTGTGGCGAATATACAACACACGTTGTGCAAAAGCAACACTCCAGAAACGACAAAGCCCGCGCGTGGCGGGCCTGTGGTTGTCGCTGTGTTAGGGCTCAGCCGCCGTAAAGGCGCTCGGCCAGGCTCTTTCCCTGCACGGCAGTGGGCTGGCCCATGCCAGCGGCGTCGTGCTCGCCCAGCCCCTTGCCAATGCCGTACAGAAACTTGATGGTTTCCTTGTAGCCCACCTGCGATTCGATGGCGCTGATGATGCCTGCCGCCTTCTCTTTGGGGAAGAACTGGCCCACGGCCAGCTTTGCAAAGTGCATGTTTGCCTGGTTGGCCTGGCCCCACTCATTCGCCAGCTCTGCGGCCTCTGCGCGGTTCTTGCTGTCCAGTGCTGCTAGGCGCTGGGCCTCGGCGGCTTCGGCCTGCGCCTGCTGGGCTTGCACCATGGCGTTCCAGTCCTCGGCCAGCCCCTTGGCCTGCGCAGCGGTCACGCCATGCTTGTGCAGGATGGGCGCCATCTCCTTGGCAAAGGCTCCATCATCACCTTCTGGCAATGGCAGCTCGTAGCCCTCGGGGGTTTCAGGACGTCCGAGCTGGCCGTAGAACGCGGCCCATTCCTCGGGTGTCGCGTCCTTGCCGGGCATGGCCAGGGCTGGGGCGGCTTCATCCTTGGCGGCTAGCGCTGCTTCGCCTTCTGGTGTTGGCGCTGCTGCTGGTGCGTCAGTCGCCGCCAGGTCGGCAGCGCTCAGCGGAGCGGCGGGGGCTGCAGGTGCTGCGGCTGGCGCTTCGGTGGTGATGGCTTCGGTGCTCATTGTTCGCTCTCCTTGATCTTGTTGAGGGTGGAATCTGACAGGTTGAGTGTCTGCATGATGCGCAAATACACCTCGCGGCGGCCCTCGGCCACAGCCGTGGCGTGGGTGTCGATGCGGCCATCCTTGGCCACCACGATGCAGGACGTTTCCGCACGGCAGAACTCGCGCAGGTCATCCAGCACGCCTTGCACATGGTCAGCCCTGCGGCTGCCCTGCCAGAACACCGCGCGGAACTTGTCGCGCAGATTCCATAGGCGCAGGTACTGGCTCATGCAGGCACGATGCCGGGCAACTGCTGGCCCTCGGCGGTGGATGCCAGCACGTTGGCCTGTGCCAAATCCTTCGCGGCGCTGGCGGCCACGGGCGCGGCCTGCAGAATCTGCTGCAGGTTGGCTTGCTCTGCCTGCTGCGCGTCGATCTGCTCCATCTCTTCATCTGTGTAGAGCAGCTTCGCAGGCATGCCGTTCAGGCGGGCCAGCTCCTTGGCCGATGCGTCGATGTTGAAGCGCTTGAACACCGAAGGCCCGGCCACCTGGGCCAGCGGCGCCAGCTGCTCAAAGGTGCGCAGAATCGCCACGCCACCATCAGCTTCACGCATCCGTGACAGCGGGCTATCGAACTTGAGTTCATAGGCGCCACCACGCTCGGCCAGCTTGGCAGGCATCTCGGGCAGTTGCCCGGCAGCGGCCAGCAAATCCAGCTCACGCGCCACCATGGGCGACAGGAACTCGCTTTCAATGCGCGAACCGGTCGGGCCAATCAGCTGGCCCTTTTCCTGGGCACGCAGCATGGCCTCGGTTGCGGTGATGTTGGGTTTGTCCACCAGAATCTGAAACAGCGTCTGCAGCAGTGCATCGTTGATGACGCCGCGCTTCTGATCCATCATCTCGATGCCAATGGGCAGATTCGCGCCCATGTTCAGCGGCTGCACCAGCGCCCGGCCCTGCTCGTCCACGCCGCCATAGTTCACTGCCCCCGGCGTCAGCCGCAGGGCATCCAGCACGCCATCACGCTGCGCCAGCATGGGTGGCAACAAGGCCAGCTGCGCCGCCTGGATGGTCGCCTTGTTCATCTCGTTGAGCATCTTGACGTCTGGCAAGATGGTCATGCACGGGCTGCGGCCATAGGTGTCACCGGCCACTAAGTCATAACGCCCCACGGCATAGGGGAAGGTGCGGAAGCCGCCCTCTTCCACCACCGTGCGCGTGTCCACATGGACGTAATAGCTCACAAAGGCCATGCCCTTGTGATCGAGCCGCCCCACATCCGCATCGGTGCGCGGCTTCACCACATGCAGAAAGCGGAACTGCTGATCGGGTCGGCGCTCTGCTGCATCCTTGATGACACTAGGCAGCTTGTCGCCCCAGCGCGCATACGCCTGGCGCGCGGTCCAGAACCAGTCACGATGGAATAGGTCGATGGTGCCGTATTCATTCTCGGCAAAGTAGCACTGCTCGATGGGCACGCCGCGGTAGTACAAGCCTTGCCCTGGGCGCTCACCCACAAACATGGCGAAAGAGCCATATTTGCCACCGCCCCCGTAGCAGCCCTGCACCTCCGAGTCAAAGTTGGCCCGGTAGCGCGCACCAAACAGGCGGTTTGTCACCTCCTGCAGGTAGCGCATCACCTCGGGGTCTTCGCTCAAGTCATCGTCGGCAGTCGCCAGCCCATGCCACTGCTGATTGCGTGGCGTCACCAGCGAGTGAATGGCAGCCTTGAAGCGGTCCAGCGCCAGGCCCGGCGTGGCATCAAACACCTTCTCATTGTGCTGGCGGCCCTTGCTGGTGTCGCCCACAGAGCGACCAAACTGCACCCCGGTAGGGTTGATGCGTTCGTCAATCTGCTGCCACACCGGTTCGTAGGATTGGCGCACCTGCACCAGCCGGGCGTGCTGGGCTAGGCAGGAATCGGCGCGGCTGTCAGCCATGGTTATTGCCCCAGCAGGGTTTTGGCGGCCACAGAACCAGCCGTGCTGCCCATGTCAGCGGCACCCGTCACAGTGGCCGAACTGCCACGGCGGCGGCGCGCCAGGTCGGTTGTCGTGCGGTCCACAATCTCCTGATTGACCACAGGCGCTTTCACCTCGACAGGCGTGGGAGCCTGCTGCACCTTGGGAGAAGAAAACAATCCAGACATAGCAACTCCAGTTCTGTCAACCGTTACGAAAAAATCGAATATTCAGTTATCGCACGTTGTGGCGCAAAAGCAACATCTCGCGCAGGGGCGGCGAATGTTAACGCCAAAGAGTCGGCCCTGTCTGGGCTTTTGATTCCGCGCTTCTTGGCGTCTTCCTTCGACTCCATCAGCAATTCACCACCGCGAAACTGGTACTGCAACGCCGTCAGGTCGGTGGAAAGGTCCGGGTCATTGGGCAGCGCCGCACCGTTTTTCAGGTACTCGCGCATATCGCGCCACATCCGGGCGCGCAGGTTGTAGTTCTGCCCATCCGACAGGCGCAGGCTTGAATTCACATCGACCACGATGCGCCGGAAGTCGCGGCGCAGAATGTCTGCCACGCCAGAGCCAATGCCAATCGTGTCCACAGCAATCTGGCTGGGCGCCTCGCCCCAGTTGTTGATCGCCTCTTTCACCCGGCCTGCCACATCCACCACATCGCACTGACCAAAAACGATCTGCGGGTACACCACGCGCCCCTTGCGGAATGTGATGCAGCTCTTGTCGTTGCCAAAGCGAGCAACGTCCACCCCCACAATCAGCGGCCCAATGGCCTGCACATCGGCAGGGCCCCGGCGCATGGCCTCCATCACTATCTCGCCAGCAATCCATGCGTTCGACACCGAAGCCGTGTAGCTTCGGTCAATTTCCTGCGCTACCACCACAGGGTCAAGGCTCTGCTTCTGCTTCTCGTACCACGCCTCATCCTTGCGCGGATCATCCCGCCAATCGAACACGAACACCGGCACGCGCCCACCGTGGCGCTTGCGGTAGAACGGGTTGCCCGCCCCGTTGGGCGTGCTCACATCAATGCGGCAGTTCGTCGTTTGCGACAGCGCTGCGTCCACCGCGTCAGGCCGCTCCAGGAATGCAGCCTCGTCCACAAAATAGATGGATGTGCGGTTACCCCGCCCAATGTTCTCGCCCGCCTCGCCCACAATCACCGAGCCGTTTTCGGGGTTGGTGATCTTCATGAAGGGGGCATGCTTTTTCTGGTCAAAGCCTGCGGGCTGCAGCTCTGCGGGCAGCAGACGAATGCACTCGCGCACCTTCCAGAACAGACTGGCCGGATTGCCCAGCTCGTCCACGTAGGTTTCCTTGCGTGAGCCGTAGCCCACCACCACCCCGCCGTGAAACAACCACATCCACACGCCAAACGCCACGCAGAGCCAGCTCACCCCAGCATCGCGCGACTTCTCCACCAGGCCGTTTTCCCGGCGCGTCCAGCGCTCCTGCGCCCAGCGGATGAATTCCTCCTGCTTTGGGAACAACAGGAACGGCGTGACCGCTTCAATGCCACGCTCCACGTTGCGTGGGTCGAACGTGCAGCAAAAGTCTGTGATGAACGCTACCGGGTCCGTCCGGTAGTAAGCCTTGACGCCGCCCACAATGGACGGATCGGCCCGCATGCGCTCCACCATCGCAATGCGGCGGCGCCACACCGGGGCGTAATCCGGCGCGCGCCAGTCGAAGGGCGCGTCAGTCGTCATGCTTTCGTGGCTTGAAAATCCACCACAGGATGTAACCCGTGCAGAAAATAGCCCACACCCACTGCAGCCAGTATTCGAAATCAGACATCACACGCCCCCAATCAGTCGTTTGTAGGCCTCCGCAGGCCCGAGGGTCACATTCTGCTGCACAGGGGGAAGATCGTCAGCGCCACCCACGGCCAGCTTGTCGCCGTACTTCTTGGGGTTCCACTTCGCCAATAACTTCAGGCGGTGTTCCGCGCGCAGCTTGGCATGGGCCACCGAGCCGGGGTCGATGTTGCCTAGCGCGGTACGCTCAGGCGCTTCATCCACAATGCTCAGAGACTCAGCAGCAATAGCATCCGCTCCAATGTCCCGCGCGCGCGCGATAGCTGCGGCAAATGCTTCGTCGGCGTCCATCCAGTCATACACCGTGCGCCATGCAGGCATTCCGACTTCGCGGCAAATCTCCCGCAATGGGATGCCCTCAGCCAGCCGGTCACAAATGCGCGCCTTGCACTGGTCAGCCGTTGACAGACGCGGCTTAGCCGTGGCTTTGGTCTTCCCTGCCACAGCCTTTTTTGCAGCCGGTGTCTTCTTCGCGCTCATGGCTGGATTATGGCTTTGGTGTTGCTTTTTTGCAACATTCAGACACCTCCACGCGCACCATTCCACCCACCTCGTCAGACTTGGAAATGGTCAAACTCCAGGCCTTGTCATCCACCCCAAGAACATCAGCCAAGCCATCCAGTCCCGACTTCATGCGCGCCAGGCAGTTGTCCAGATCGTGCGCGCGGCGATTGGGGGGGACGAAAACCAGCGTCAGGTGCAGGCGCTCGGCCTCGATGCGCTGGGCGCCCTGCTCCTTTGCCGTCCAGGCGCAGGCGGCGCGGTAGGCTTTTTTGGCGCGGGCCAGCTTGCTCCAGTGCCCGCGCGAGTTCGGGCTCAGTTCGGCTGGTGGCCATGGCAGGGTGAAGTGCAGCGACTCAGCCATTGCTCGCCCACAGCCAATCTTGATAAGCCTGGCGGGGCGTGTAGCCCAAGCCGATGCGCCTGTTTGGGATGCCGCGGATACCGCAGTGCCAGATGCCCGAGACTTTGCGGAAGTGGGGTTTCATGCGCTGGCCCCTTCAAACAAATCCATGGTTCTGGTATCCCGCTCAGCCTCAGATGCGCGCCCCCTGCGCTTGGGCTCGATCAGCCCAGCCTTGCGTGCACACACTGGGCCAAAAGGCTGGCTGCCAATGACCACGGCGGGCAGGAACGTGACGCGGCCACAGCGGGCGCAGCGGTTGGGTTTCACTTGGCGCCCCCTCGCGCAAAGCGCCAGCGCCCTGCAGCGTTTTTCTCCAGAGCGCCCTTGCGACTCAGCTCAGCCAGGTGCCACTGGGCGCCGTTGGGATTCCAGCCGAACCTTGCCCCGACTTGCGACACGGGCGGCAGCTGGTCGTTTTCAGCCAGGTACTCGCGCATGAAAGCCAGGATCTCTATCTGAACCGGCGTGAGTGCTGTCAGCTTTTTCCCTTCGGCTGCAGGGGCGGACGGCCAGCGTGGTGCGGGCGCCTTGGTGGCCCGGTTGCCACCGCGCAGCTGGGCAGCAATGCGGTTGGCCTCTCTGGCGTCGGCGGTGAATTCGTGGATCACAGGTAGTCCCCCAGAATTCGCAGGGCGGCGCGGACGTCCTTTGCAGAGTGCGCCAGGCCGTCGCGCACGTCATCGAGCACAGCATGGGCCCAGCGCTTTTGCTCGGTCAGGGTTTCGCGCAGGGTCATTGCCACGGCATCTTCCCTTCCATGCCCAACGCCTGGCGGGCGCAAGTCAGCGTGTAGGGTCGCAGTCGCTCCCCTGCTTCGTGGCGTGAAATCAGGCGGCGCGCCCACTCCTTGCCATCCACCAGCGGCTGCATGGCCTTCTTGATGCCCAGCTGCTTTGCCATTTCCTCGGCCACCACGCGCTCGTCAGCCTTGGGTGCTGGCAACTGCTTGAACTCAGGCAGCGGGCAGGAGTTGGCAAGGGCGCGAAACTGGGCCACGTTGGGGCAGCGCTCGGGCAGGTTGCGCAGCGCATACCGCAGCGGTTCCAGGTTCTGCCCAAAACCAGCCAGCTCGCTGCCCCAGTCGGACTTCACGAGGTTCATGTCCAGGCCGTCCCACTGACGCAGCCAGATTGCCCCGTAGCGCACGGCCAGCTTGGCAAAAATCGCGTCGATCACTTCGGCAAAAGATTCGTTGGTCATCACACCACCCGCGCAAGTTGTTTTGGCACGGCGGCAACGTCGATCACTTCGCCCTGCATGAATCGCTGCGCAGCGTCAAACGCGCTGCCTGGCTGCTTTCGGGCGGCCATGGGGGCCACCTCCTCCATGCGCTGGCGGGCGGCACGCTGTGCGTAGGTTTCGACCGGCGCGTCGCGCTGCACCACGTTGGGCAATGGGGCTGTGGCGGCATCACGGCGGCGCCCTTCTGCAGACGCCAGGGCGTAAGCGAACGGCTTACCCTTGGCCACAGCGTCTGCAGCTGCCGCCACCAGCTCGGGCACCGTGATGCCTGCCTCCAGCAATGCCGTCAGCTTTGGGTTTGACGGGTTCGCGGCTGCCATTCCCGCTGCCTTCATCGCAATGCACGCCTCGGCTTGCAGCGTGCGCGCTACACCCTCGTTAGAGGGTGTTAAGGAATCAGGAATCAGAGAATCAGAGAATCCGGATTCAGATGGACAAGGAGCACCTTGCTTTGTTTGACGTTGGCTCAACGTTGGTGCAACGTTGGACTTTCGATAATCCTTGGTCGTGTTGCCTTTGGATGAATTACAGCTTGTGCACAGCGTTTGAAGATTGTTTGTTGAGTTATCACCGCCCGAACCAAGGGGCCGGATATGGTCAAGCGACAAGCTCTCCGTCGCGCCGCACTTCAGGCATGCATTGCCATCGCGGGCGAAAACTTCATCGCGGACTTTGGCGGGCACGTCATACGCATGGCGGGTGACTTGAGCAAAGCCTGGGGGTGCGGGTATCTCACTTGGCACCTCCTTGTGATGAGGCATTTGGTGCTTCGTGAAGTTCACGACCTGCGCATAGCGCTTGCCGTCTACTTCATAGCGGACGAGGAAGCCATCCTTAGCCAGAAGGGCTAGGCTGTCTTCAATGCTGAAACTGTCGCAGGGGAACAGCTCCATCTTGATCTTCTTGGGGCGGTCTTCAAACCGTCCTTCGCGGTCGGCTAGACACCACAACCCCATGAACAGAAGGCGTGTCTCCGGGGGCATCTCTGCAAGAAGTTCATTCTTGAAGAACCCAGGTTTGATGTTTCGTGCGCGGGCCATTACTGTTCTGTCCCAATTGGTGTGTGTGCAGTCATGCTGAAATCCATCCAGGAGCCAAGCTCCCATTGCCCATGGCGCGCGGGAAAAGCACCTCACTGCGCCGGATATGCCCATCGCGCGCAGCCTGTGAGAACACACGGCCCCAATGGCGAAGGTCTTGGGGCGCAATGCCCCGCTTGATAGCTGCCAACGTCACCTGCTCGGCGCTGAACGGCTGGCCCTTGTGCTTGCGCGCGAAGGAAATCAAGAAGCCCAATGCGTCCTTGTCAAAACTGCGCGGAGCGGGTGCCGCGCCAAACAGGGGTTGCTGCGCCTTCACCTCAAAACCCCCTTGGCGCAATTTGCTTGCGCTTGAGCTGGCTGATAAGCCCCTGCTCCCGGTTCTCAATCGTGATGGCGCCCTTAGTGCGGCGCTCCAGGCTCACGGTTTGGCGCCCGTTGCTGTCCAGCAGCAGATGCACATTGCCTTGCTTTGGCGCGCGGCTGTGATTGGTCTTGCGCGGTGCCTTGGATGGCGCGTCTGCGCCGCGGGGGCGAACGGATGTGAAGGCGTTATGCATTGCTATGCCCGTTATTCCTTGCCCGATTCGTCAGACGGGCTGACAGTGCAGGCATGACCAAAAGCGTGATGACTGAGCACCAACTTGATG